CCTCTAGGTTTACCTTTTGGAATTCCGACTCAGCCCTTTATCAACAGAATTAATTCTCCAGGAAACCACAGAGAATCTACTCCTGCTGAAATTCCCGGAACGGGGCTGAGAAGAGCCGTTACGTACTTAGCGGACTATGGAGGCTGTGGCTATTATAGGTGCTTAGCTCCCAATATGCTCTTAAACCTTTATCAAAAGGCAGTGATTGTGGAGTCTACCGCAATGATATTAGATCCTCGGTTCTACGAGACTGTTGAGACAATTAAATTTCAACGGCAAGCTACTCCGCCTCAAAGAGATTTCATAAAAATGATGAGAGGCATAGCTGATCAAACTAATAAGAAAATAATTTATGAAGTTGACGATGTAGTTTTTGCTGAAGATATTCCTCTCTATAATAAGAACAGAGTAGCGTTTACGCCGCCTGAGATTCAAAACTGTATCAAAGATATATTATCAATGATGGATGAAATTATTGTAACCAACGATTATTTTAAGCAGTATATGATTGAAAAATCTGGTAACAAAAAGGTTACCGTAATTCCTAACTACCTACCAAAGAGCTGGTTTGATAGATATTATAATCTTTGGGATTTAACTAAACGGTTTGACAAAAACAAGAAGAGACCAATTGTAGCTATTTTTGCATCCGGAACTCACGTTGATGTAGAGAACAGAGTAAATCAAAACGATGACTTTGCTCCAGTAATAAGGCAAATTGCTAAAACCACCAGAGATTTTGATTGGCGCTTTTATGGATCCTACCCACTTCCGCTGAAGGAGTTTATTGACAACGGGTCTATAAAATATTTTCCATGGGCCCAGTTACCCGACTTCCCAGAAGTGATGGCAAAATCGGGAGCTCAGATTACATTTGCCTGTCTGCAAGATAATAATTTCAATCGTTGCAAGAGCAATATCAAGTTAATTGAGGCAGGAGCTCTAGGTATGCCATGCGTCGTCCCAGATATGGTAACGTACAAAGACGCCTTTCTCAAGTATAGAAACGGGGATGAATTGATTGACGTTTTGAAAAATACTCTCAAGCATCAGTCCGTATATGCTCAACATTGTGAGCAAGCTCGCAAGCATGCTGAAAAGTTTTGGCTGGAAGATGAACAGAATATAATGAAGCATTATGAGGCATACTTTACGCCATTTGGTTCAAAAGAACGCAGATATCTTGTATAGCCATTGTTAATGAGAATTGTAGTTGCCGTGTCTTAGGATTTATAGGAAAGTCTAATGCATGTATCGTTCAGCTACGTATAATCCTTTTAAAAAGTCAATATTTCTCCGTACTTGGACAGAAGATGGAGATCGTATAGATGCAGAGTTTGATTTTAGGCCCTTCCTTTATCTTGAAAAGGAAGGGTCTTCTGATGGTACTTCCATCTTTAAGACGGCTCTGCTTAAAAAGTCGTTTGAGAACAGCATTGAGCGCAAGCGCTTTGTAGACAATACATCAAATAATAGGATATTCCACAATCTTGGGCCAGAGCAGCAGTTCCTGATTGAGATGTATAAAGAACAGAACAATAAGCCCGAGTTTTCTCAGTTTCCGTTAAAAATATTTTTGTTGGACATTGAAGTTGATACTACTTGCGATCCAGGAAAATTCCCAACTCCAGAACGAGCCGCTGTACCAATCAATCTTATTACGGTATATGATACTCTTACCAAAACTACACACACGTGGGGTTTGAAAGAGCATTATGAATCCACATCACCAGATTGTGTATATCATCGTTGCAAGGATGAACAATCTTTAATATTGCAATTTGTAGATTTCTGGAAAACTGATTATCCGGATATTGCTTCAGGCTGGAACAGTAGCGGGTTTGACTTTCCTTATATTATAAACCGGTTCATGAAACTCTTTGGAGATGAGTTTGTCCACCAGCTTTCTCCTGTTGGAGTTGTACGATCTCGTAAGGTATTTACGGACATGGGTAAGGAAACCACTATTTGGTCTATTAGTGGAATATCGTTGATTGACTATATGGATTTGTATAAGACTTTTTCTCCAGGGGAGAAAGAATCCTTTAGCCTCAACTATATTTCAGAACTAGAACTTGGGGAAGGGAAGATTGCCTATAATGCAGTTAGTCTAAGCGAGCTAGCTCAGACTGATTGGAAGTTGTTTGTTGATTACAATATTCAAGACGTTCATTTGCTTGTTAAATTAGAAGAGAAACTAAAGTTTCTTGAAATTGCTAGAATGCTTTCCTACAAAGGTTGTACTAACTTCGAAGCAGCCCTAGGCAAAGTGGCAATTGTAACAGGTGCGGTATCAATTCAAGCTTCAAAGCAAGGTTATATTATTCCAACTTTTCCAAACAAGATGGAACGGGAATCCTATGAAGGAGGTCTTGTCCGAGATCCAGAGAAAGGAATCCAAAAAGGCATTGTAAGCTTTGACGTCAATTCGCTATATCCAAATACAATTATTACTCTCAACATTTCTCCAGAAACCAAATTAGGCAAGGTAATTGAAGGCAATTACAAAACGGACAAGGAAGTTTCTATTCGACTCATGAACGGAACCATTCACAAGCTTCCGTCAGAATCATTTAAGAAGTTTTTGATAAAAGAACAAGTCTCTTTGTCTCAAGCTGGCGTGATGTATTCTCAAAAGACTAAAGGAGTAATTCCTAATCTTATTGATCAAATTTATACAGAGCGCGTAGAGACAAAAGCTCAGCTCTCAAAACTCAAAAAGTCAGGAAAGAAAGATCGGGAGAGCACACTAAAGCTTACATACTACGATACGCTCCAATACACGTTAAAGATCTTGCTCAATTCCATCTACGGCACCTTTGCAAACAAGCATTCCTCGTTGATGGATATTGACAATGCAACGTCTATTACTATGACTGGTCAGAGTGTTGCTCGAGCGGGAGGCTACATCTTAGACGAGTACGTCAATCGAGTATATGACATCAAAGAGACTATTACAAAATACGGAGATACTGATTCGGTTTACGTCTCCATTCAATCAGTAATTGAAAAGTTAGGTATACCGCTGGCAGTAGATGGAAAAATTACAGAAGATGTACATAAAATTGTTAACACATTAGATGAATATGTGAACAAGGAAATCCTTGTGTGGGCTCGAAATGAATTGTTCTCTACAGATCCTAGATATGTGTTCAAACGAGAAATTATTTCCGATGTAGGAATCTTCTTGCAGAAGAAAAGATACATTCTTCATGTACTAGACGATGAAGGAGTGGCAGTTGATAAATTCAAGTATACGGGCATTGAGCTTGTTCGTTCTACTACTCCAAAGAAGGTTAAAAAATTTATTGAAAGCATTATCAAAACATCTCTTCTTACCCAAGACGTCAAGTTAACAAACAACGTATACAGGACTTGCTATGAAGAATTCCAACAGTTAGATCCAAATGACATTGCAGCCAGAACTTCTATAAACAATCTAGAAAAGTACACAGAAGGAGCCTCATTGTACAAGTATAAGAAGGGAACTCCATCTCACGTCAAGGGAGCAATTGCCTACAATATCCTCATCAAGGAATGCAAGATAGACGACAAGCATGAAGCAATCCAATCTGCTCAAAAGGTTAAAAAGCTCTATTGTGCAAAGAACAAATACGGTCTGGATGCCATTTGTTATATTTCCACTCTTCCAGAAGAATTTGGAATCAAAGTCGATTGGGACAAAATGTTTGCCAAACTAGTAACTCAGCCAACTGAAAGGCTATACGAAGCAATTGGCTGGAATTTAACAGAAATTGGAAAAGAAGTTCAGACAGATTTATTTGAATTATTTGGATAGCTATGAAAAAGAGCTCAATACACAAACTACTCGAGAGTACTCCAAAAGCTAAGACCAAAAAAGTTTTAGAGGACCTGCAATACAACTTGACTGTGTTCTTAAACGAAGATGTGTATCTAGATCATTTTGAAGAAGCAGAATCTCTTTATTGGGTAGATTTCTTTGAAAAGAATGGAATGATTTTTGTCACAGAAACTGAGGAGCGGTTACTGCTTACTCCTGCAGGACAAACTGTCTTAAATGAAATAAATTCGCTGTTGCTTTATTTAGATTAACACATAAAATATAAAT